GCCACCATGCCAAAGCACCACCACCACCACCACCACCACCACCACCACCACCACCACCACCACGCCAAGCGCAGCATAAAGGCTAAGCATATCAAAGGCTTAGCTAGGCCCTTTCCATAATAGATATTATGCCTGCTTTGGTTTTTCGCTATCGGCCCTTGCTCTGGCCCGTGCCCTGCCAGCCTTCGCCATGCCGTGCCAGCACCCCGCCGTCGCTACCGCCGAGCCGAGGGGGTGGGGGCCGCCGATACCCCCGTGCGTGCTCCAACCCTACCCTCTCGCACAAATTGTCCAATTTTTCCAATACGTTAGCCCACCCCAAAAATAAAATGTTGTGCAAGTCTGTCACCTACGTTAGAACCACATAGCCCAAGTTATCCTATTTGGGCAACCGGAACAGGAGAACACATGAACACGCTTGCACAAAGTCGCTGGAATGAATTTGAACAGCACATGCTCAACGCCATGCGACAGGGGCAGCTTATGCTTGGGCCACACTTTATGCCCTTTATGCTATTCTTGCACCAGGAAAGCAGATCGAACGATGTGCTGTTGGCCCCGGTCAATTTGCCGCTTACCCGCGTCAAGCAGGCTATTCAAGCCAGGATCGACAGCGTGCCGGATCAACGCGCGCTTGACCAGCGGGAAACGCGGCAGGCAGCGCAAGTTATCACGGCGCGCACCGCGACCCAGGCGGCAGACAAGGCAGAAGACACGGTGCAGGGTTTCTTATCGCAGCTTCGGCGTGCGTTACCGTTCATTGAGGACAACGCGGCCAATGCGCAAGGGCGCAAGATGTTGGTTGACATTCTCATGCAGCACACGAAGCAGGCGGAAGGGGAAGCGACACAATGACAAAGACAACCTACGAGCCGCGCAAAGATACGCGAGCAGCGGATTTTCCCAAGTATTCGGTGGAAACGCACAGCTTGGTCGCAATGCAGGCGAGCCACATGGCAAGCATAGCCGGGCCGCTAAGAGAAATATGGCTCCAAATGGCGCACAACCACAAGCTTGCTGTCGCCGAAGCCGAAGCAAAAACGTCATACGAAGAACACCGCGGAGCTCTGGCAGAAATCTTGAAGGCTGTCGAAACGGACGGGCTTAAAGGTCCGCGCGATCTCGATGTTGCGCTTGACGCCATCGAAGCCTTGTTCAATACGGAACGCTATAAAGTGCATAGCTACCTTTCGAGGTGCCTGCAAACGCTATACCAGAACATCAAGCTTTCGCCAGACCTACTCGGGGTATGCACGCAGATCGACCATGTGCTCGGAGGTCAACGTGACGAGAACGCGCGGCTGCGGGAGGCTATCAAGATGGCGATTGATTGCCTTGACGATAAGGACGCTATCGGTGCGCGTCAAACTCTGTCAAAGGCGCTAGGAGAGTAACATGAACGAGCTTGACAAAGAGGCAGGCAGCAAAGGGAGAGAGATAGCGGCCTCGCCCTTTGTCAGAGGCAACATTGAAGAAATGTTGAGCCGCAAGACGCCGGAGGTTTTGACAGCGCAAGACGAGCTATTTGTCAAAGAGTATCTTATTGATCTCAACGCCACGGCGGCTTGGATACGAGCAGGCGGAAACCCGGCCAATGCCGACAAGGTAGGCCCGAGGAAAGCAAAGAAAGGTTTGGTATCCATTGCCATTGCTCGCGCTATGGCAGAACGCAGCAAGCGTGTCGGGATCAGCGGCGACAGGATCGTGATGGAGCTTGCGCGCATCGGTCTTGGCGATCCTCGTGTCTTGTTCAATCCCGACGGAAGCCTGCGTGCGCCGACAGATTACGGTGCCGACGATGCAGCAATGATCGAAGGTATCAAGACGCGGCGCATTGTTGAAGCTGACAGCGAAGGGAAGATGGTGCCGGTTGAAATCCAAGAGGTCAAGCTTGCATCAAAGCTTGGCGCGCTTACCGCTCTTGGTCGCCACCTTGGCATCTTCAACGATAAGATGGAATTGACAGTAACGACGCCGCTATCGCAAGCGCTCGATGCAGCGTTCAAGCGGACTGGATCGAAGCCTGTGCTCACGCAGCAAAGCGACGGAGAAGATGCTACCTTTGTCGAAGCCACGGTGGAAGACGAAGACGAGCACGAGACGGAACAACAGCAACCCCAAGACAACGACGAGCTAAGAGAAATGCTCGGCATAGGAGAGTGACATGGAACCCGACATTTTTTTGCGCAAGATAATCCGACCCACGCTTGAGCTATTGGACACGCACGCAAAAGTGCCGTGGAGCGCAGTAGCAGAAAATCTACTGCTCGCTATTGCGTTGCAGGAGAGCAACCTGACGGCGCGCATCCAGGGGCCTATGGAAGCAGGCCCGGCGCGAAGCTTCTGGCAGTTTGAGAAGACCGGCGTCGTTGACGTGTTTCAGCGGCAGAAGGGGCAGCTAAAGCTAATGTGCGACACGCTTGTTCTGCCGTGTGAGCCGGGCAAGCTGCACCTTATGATGGCCTACAACGACATGATCGCGTGCGTGATCGCGCGGCTCACGCTTCGCCTTGACCCACGCCCGCTTAGTCTGGCGACGACAGAAGAAGGCGCTTGGGATTACTACGTCAAGAATTGGCGCCCAGGCAAACCACACCGCGATAGGTGGGCGAAAACCTCGTGGCCTGTTGCGTGTGGCCACTCCGACATGCGCCACTACGGACGCGAAAAGCCGTGAGCAAAGACGGCGATTTGGAAAAAGAGCTTCGTGCGCAGATCGGCGCACGAAGGCACGACCCGCTAGGCTTTGTCTTGTTCGCCTTTCCGTGGGGCGTGCCAGGAACGCCGCTGGCGGACAAGCAAGGACCGCAACCGTGGCAGGCGCAGGAGCTTATCGAGATAGGCGTGGCGCTTAGTACAGGCAGCAGGAAGACACGCAGAGCCGTGGCATCCGGTAAAGGTATCGGTAAATCTGCGCTGGTGTCTTGGGTTGCGCTCTATCTGCTTTGCACTTTCCCCGACACGAAGGTTGTCTTGACGGCGGGCACAGAGCCACAGCTACGCACGAAGACAATGCCTGAAATCGCCAAATGGTTTAGGATGCTGATATGCAACCATTGGTTCAATTTCACCGCAACGTCAATTTATGTGAAAGACCCCGATCCAGCGGCGCAAAAAGCTTGGCGCTTGGACGCCATACCATGGAACGAAAACAATCCCGAAGCTTTCCAGGGCTTGCACAACCTAGGCAAGAGACTAGGCATCCTATTCGACGAAGCCAGTCAGATCAAAGACCCGATATTCGACGCAACCGACGGCGCTTTTTCTGACGAAGGCACAGAGGTTGCTTGGCTTGTCTATGGAAATCCGACACGAGGCATCGGCAGATTTAGAGAAGCCTTCAACCCAGGATCACGCTGGACCACAAAGAGCATCGACAGCCGAACCGTGCAGATCACCGACAAGCAGGAGCTACAAGAGCTTATCGACTTGCACGGCGAAGACAGCGACTATGTGCGCTGGACGATCAGGGGCTTGTTCCCGCGTGTAGCGGACACACAATTTATTTCTTCCGATATAGTCCAGATTGCACGGAAGAACGAAGCAATAGCGCATCTTTCCGATCCTCTTATTCTTGGGGTGGACGTGGCGCGCTTCGGCTCTGGTAAGTCTGTGCTGGCCGTGCGTAAAGGCCGCGATGCCAGGACAATACCGTGGCGCTATCTGTCTGGCGCGGACGTGGTAGCCATCGCCCAAGAGATCAAGGCGATGAATGAGCTATACAGATTTGACGCCATATTCATCGACGAAGGCGGGGTGGGCGGCGGCGTCGTCGATCTCTGCAAGTCGTGGAACATACCGAATGTGCGTGGGGTGCAATTCGGCGGCAAGAGCGACCGCGTAGAGCTTGACGCCAATCCTGCGCGCTATGTCAACAAGCGTAGTGAAATGTGGGGTTCTTTGCGAGAAATGCTGCCAAAGATCGCCATACCTGACAGAGAGGAATTGCAGAAAGAGCTAGTGTCAGCGCTCTACGGCTACAAGAATGACAACGAGATACAGCTTGTGAGCAAGGAGGTCATGCTACGCCAGCACGGTATTCCTTCTCCTGACGAAGCCGACGCGCTCGTGCTTACCTACGCCTACCCTGTCCAGAAAGTGTTGCACGGCCACGGCGGCGGGCCGAACATGCTGGGGCACAACGGAGGACCAAAAATGGCCTTGACAGACTATAACCCATTTGCTTAGGGTGCCGACTTGCTCGGGGCTTTCAGGCCGGAGCGTTTATGTGGCGTCTTTCCTTTCCTCCCAAACTGCCTCGCTCGCCCCAAAACGAGCGAGGCTTTTTTGTCTTGACAACTGCCCGTTGTGTGTGCTTGCTCGCATTAACCACTAAATATGGGGTAGTATCATGGGTGCTAAGCCTAAAACAATCCAAGTACCGGTCCCGGTCGCTATGCCCGCCGTCGCGGCGCTGCCGCCCGCCGTCATGCCCCCCGCCACCCCGCAAGACAGCCCCACAGCGCAGGCAGGCAACGCCATCGCTGGCGCGAAGGCTATTGGCGCTTCACAGGGAATGAACAACACAAACCTTACCGGGCCGGGCGGCCTTCGCACCCTTGAAGACCCAAATAAACCCCGAACCTTGCTAGGGCTGTAAAGATGGACTCGCTCCCGCCCGACGGACCACCGCGCGAAGATGGCGGTAAGCCTTCGCCCAAGCTGGCCCAGGCAAAAGCCGCAAAGCTCCGCAAGCATGTGGACGCTAGGCTTACCGAGCTAGACAACGCGCGAAACTCTTGGTGGCAGCATTGGCGGCAGTTAGCCGATCACATCTTGCCGCGCCGCTACCGCTGGCTTGCGACAGCAAACCAAAGCAACAAGGGCGCGCAGATCAATCAGAAAATCATCAACAGCGTAGCCACTACCGCCGCTCGCAACGCGGCAGCAGGCATTATGTCTGGCACCACGTCGCCGTCGCGGCCCTGGTTCCGGCTTTCGCTGGCCGACGGCAACGATGAAATCTCGCGGGACGGCGAGGTGCAGATTTGGCTTGAGGACGCCACCAAGCGTATGCTGCGCGTCATGGCCGCGTCGAATTACTACGGCGCCAAGGCGGTTCAATATCTCGATCTCGTCGTGTTCGGCACCGCGCCCCTTATCATCTATGCAGATAACGACAGCGTGATACGCTGCTTCAACCCAGCAGCGGGGGAATACTACTGCGCAGCCGGTCCAAATTTCGACGTGAATACGTTGTATCGCAAATTCACCATGACGGTGCAGCAGATCGTTGACGAGTTTGGAATTGAAAACGCAAGCCCGTCAGTCAAGGCTATCTACCAAACCATGACCGAAGGTAGTGGCGCTGGCGCAGAGACAGAGATCGTCATTGGCCACGCCATAGAACCTAACCCTGAATACACCTCAAGCCCATCAGGCCCCGACGCAGCGGGAGTGCCAAAGCACTTTCGATACCGCGAATACTATTGGGAGTGCGGCAACAACCAAGCAGGCGGCTTTCTCCGCGCCACCGGCTACCTCGACAAGCCTTTCTCATGCCCAAGGTGGGACGTGATCGGCAACGACGCCTACGGGCGCTCGCCCGGCATGGACGCGCTCGGCGACATAAAGCAGCTACAGCAGCAGGAATTGCGCAAGGCGCAAGGCATCGACAAGATCGTAAATCCGCCGATGGTCGCCGATGCGTCGATGAAGAACGAGCCTGCCTCTTTGCTTCCAGGCGCCGTGACCTACGTTCAATCGCTATCCGGAGGTGTGGGCTTCAAACCCGCGTTCCCTGTCAACATGCCGATTGGCGAGCTTAAAGACGACATAGCCAAGGTCGAAGCGCGGATTAAGGACGTTTTCTTTAACGATCTATTCCTTATGATTTCGCAGCTTGACACGGTGCGAACCGCTACTGAAATCGACGCACGCCGCGAAGAAAAGCTTGTCATGCTTGGCCCGGCAATGGACCGATTGCAGCGGGAAGGTTTGGCCTCTGACATTCGCCGCATCTTCAACATCATGTGGCGTCTCGATATGTTTTTGCCGCAACCGGAGGTGATGCAGCGCGCAGGGCTAAAGATTGATTATATCAGTCTGTTGGCCGACTTGCAGCGCGCCGCCGCGACCACGGCTATCGAGCGTGTGTGGGGTTTTGCCGGTAATATCGGGGGTGCGCTGCCCGACGTGCTGGACAACCTAAATGCTGACGCCACAATGGAAGAATACGCTTCGCTGCTTCGTGTTTCGCCACGCATCCTGACGAGCAAAGCGCAGCGAGATCAAATTCGGCAAACGCGCGCCCAGGCGCAGGCGCAGGCGAAGCAAGAGCAAGACATGCAGGCAGCGGTAGGCGGCGCGAAAGTGTTGTCTGATACCAATGTCGGCGGCGGCCAAAACGCGCTTCAAATGATGTTGAACGGAGGAATGTAATGCCCCACGCAATCGTCAATGCTCAAGGCAAGTACCTGTCGCTGTTTGGTTGGGCAGATAAACCACACGCCGCGATGGTGTTCCGCACCGCGCAGGAGGCCCACGCCTACGCGTTGACCATGGACGCCGGAGTGCTGGATACCGTGCCGGTAATCGACGCGCCGCCCGGCACGCCGCCCGACGGAACGACGCAGATTTTTGGCTACAAGGCGAAGCCCGATGTCTGATACCGGCGACGAGATCGACTACGGCGATCCTGTGCCGGAGACGCGGCCCGAAGGCGTGCCCGATTTGACAAACCCTGTGTCGCAGCGGGCAACAGCGGCACGAGCCAAAACTGCCGCCAGGGAGCGCGCCGAGGCTTTGCAGCTACTATTGTCAACAAAAAGCGGGCGCACGCTATACGCATACATCTTGCACGATTTGGCGGGGCTGTATCGCCCGGTCGCCAACATGGCTTTTGACCCAAACGCTTTGCATTTCAGGGAAGGCCAGCGCGCGGTAGGCCAGCTTTTGCACAATCTTGCGTTGCAAGAGGCTAGGCAAAACTATATACTACTGTTGTCTGAAAACCTGTCGAATAGCTAGGGGAACAAAATGCTGATCGACCGCTTCTACCGAATTGTAATGCAGCCGAGCGACGGCGGCGGCTCTGCGCCTGTTGCTGCGCCCGCCGAAGCTCCTGCCGCTGCGCCTGCCGCTGCGCCTGCCGCTGCGCCTGCCGCTGCGCCTGCCGCTGCGCCTGCCGAGGTGGATACGAGCGTGCTGGAAAAGTCGCTGCTCGGCGAAACGCCGGAAAAGCCTGCCGAGAAAGAAAGCCAGGGGGCCGACAAGAAAGAGGGGGAGCCGTCGGCCCCCGAGGTAATCAAGCCGGAAGACTACAAGCTTGAAATGCCGGAAGGCATCGCGGCGGACGACGCGCTGGTTGTTGCTTTTCTTGAAGGTGCCGCGAAAGGCGGCATGGACAACGAAAGCGTGCAGGCGGTTATCAACAGTTTGGGGCCTAAGCTTGTGGAACAGATGCAAGCCCCGATCAAAGCTTATGTAGCGCTCAATGAAAAGTGGGTGGCCGAGGTAAAAGCTGATCCCGTGCTGGGGGGCGATAAGCTCGACAGCACACTACAAACTGTGTGGCAGGCAATGTCTTTGGTTTCAAAACCAGAAGATGTCACCTCCGCACGGCAAGCCCTTAATGAAACAGGAGCGGGCAACCATCCTGCCATCATAAGGCTTTTGCACAACATGGCCCAGCGCCTTGTTGAGCCGGGGCCGGTCAAGGGCAATGCGCCTACAGAACCGACGCGATCAGCGGCGGCTCTGCTCTACCCATCCCA